GGGCAAGCCCTACAGCAAGCTGCGCAACGCGGCCGGTCTGCGTCCCTACATCCTTGCCAAGACGATGGAGCGGTGGACGTGGAAGCCCTACAAGCCGATCCCGGCCGAAGTGTTCTTCACGCCCGAGGAGTTGGCCTTCGCCGAGCCGTTCCGCGGCGCGATCATGGTCGAGCCCAACGTCAAGGCGATCGGGCACAGCAACAAGGACTGGGGCTGGATCAACTGGTCGCAGCTGACGTCGGCCATGCGCTTGGCCGGCATCGGTCCTATCATTCAGTGCCTCGGCCCCGGGCAGCGCGGGCTCAACCACGTCGTCGCGGTAGGCACACCCACGTTCAGGCACGCACTGGCCGTACTGTCGGTCGCCAAGGCCTTCATCGGCACCGAGGGCGGCCTGATGCACGGCGCGGCCGCCGTGGGCACGCCAGCGGTCATCCTGTGGTCTGAGTTCATCAGCCCCGACATCACGGGCTACGCGATGCACCGCAACATCCGGCACGCCGGCAAGCCCTGCGGCTTGCGCACCAACTGCCGCGGCTGCCGTGAGTCGATGGCGAAGATCCTGCCAGCGGAGGTGCTGGCCAACCTGAAGGAAATCCTGAAATGAAGCAAGTCAGCGGCTGGTGGATGCCGGACCACGAAGCGCACCTGGGCCCGTGGATGGCCCACGCCAAGAACAAGTTGATCCTCAACGGCCGCCAGGCCTATCAGGGCAAGAAGCAACTCGCGGCGCTGAAGCACTGCAAGAAGCACCGCGTCGCAGTCGACGTCGGCGGCCACGTGGGTCTGTGGTCCTACAACCTGGCACACGAGTTCGCCGCGGTGTTCGCCTTCGAACCGGTGGCCGCGCACCGCGAGTGCTTCGAAAAGAACCTCGCCGGCGTGGGCCAGCACGTGCACCTGCACGGGATCGCGCTGGGCGCGGAGCACGGCTCGGTGGCCATGTGGTCCGAGCCGGGCAGCAGCGGCAACACGCAGGTGCGCGGCAAGGGCGAGATTCCGATGGAGACCCTCGACAGCCTCGACCTAATCAACGTCGACTTCATGAAGCTGGACTGCGAGGGCTTCGAAGAGAACGTGCTGCGCGGCGGCGTGGCGACGATCACGCGGTGGAAGCCGGTGGTCATCGTCGAGCAGAAGAGGGAGATGGCAGCACGATTCGGCCTGCCCTTGCTCGGCGCGGTGGACTTCTTGAAGACCCTCGGGTACAAGGTGGCCGAGGAAATTTCGGGGGACTACATCATGGTGCCAGCATGAAGGTCTACATCGGTTACGACGAGCGCGAGCACGAGGCCGCGCAGGTTTGCGCGAAGACGCTGCGCGAGGTCACCTTCGGCGAGATCGAGCCGGAGTTTCTGTGCCTCAGCCGCCTGTACGCCAGCGGCCTGCTGACCCGGCCGCGCGACACCCGCACGCTGCGCGAGTACGACCTCGTCAGCAACATGCACTACAGCACGCGGTTCAACATCTCGCGGTTCCTGACGCCGATCCTGTGCCAAGGCGGTTTCGCGCTGTTCCTCGACTGCGACATGGTGTTCTGCGCCGACCCGCGGCAGATGCTGCAGGAGATCACCGCAGCGCATGCGGTGAGCGTCGTCAAGCACGAGCACGCGCCGACACGCGAGGTGAAGATGCTGGAGCAGGCCCAGCGCGCCTACCCGCGCAAGAACTGGTCGAGCGTGATGCTGTTCAACTGCGACCACCCGGCCAACCGGCGGCTGTCGCTGTGGGACGTCAACCACCGCACGCGCGACGAGCTCCACGAGTTCTACTGGCTGGCCGATGACGAGATCGGCGCGCTGGAGCCTGGGTGGAACTGGCTGGTGAACGAGCAGCCGCGGCCGCAGCCGCTGAACATCGCGCACTTCACCAACGGCGGGCCCTTCAATACGGACTGGCCTGGCGCCGAGCACGACGACTTGTGGCTGGCGGCGGCTGAGCGATGAAGGTCCGGTGCTTGCGACCGGGGTTGCCGAAACGCATCTCGACGCACCCGAAGGCGCGAGGCATCAAGAGTGCCGCCGACATAACGATCCACGGGCGTCTGACGCTGAAGGTCGTGGTGTTTGAGAAGCAGCGCGACATGGTCCACTTCTGGGTTGAAGTCTTGGGCAAGCCTCACCTCGGTCGGAGTACGCTCGGCGCGGTCAACGCACTGTCGCACGAGATCATCACGATCACCCCGGGCAAGCCGGACCGCAGCACGATGTGGGTCGACCCAAGATACTTCGCGATCATGGGTCTCGTGCATGGGCACCTCAACATGGAGATCGTGACCCACGAGTCTGTGCACGCCGCGTTCTGCTACGCGAAGCGGTGCAAGCGCACGCCGTGGGCGCATCACGCTGAGTTCGACGAAGAAGAGGTGGCATACCCCGCCGGCCGCATCGCGCGGGCACTCAACGCTTATCTGCACGACGAGGGGCTGTACTCATGAAGGCACGCTACAGGCAGCGCGTGGACGGCGAAGGCTTCGTTGTGCCGCTCGGTGAAGTCTACCGCCTCGCTTGCTGCGACTGCGGCTTGGTGCACGACGTGGTGTGGGTCTACCAGAAAGGCGAGTTGGGGATGGCCACTCGCCGCAACAACCGGGCTACGGCGCAGAAGCGGCGGTGGCGGAAGGCCAAGCCTTCAACAAGGCCCTGACGCCGGCCTCGCACTGCTCACCGTCTCCTGCACTTTCTTCACCAACGCGCAGTGCCTCGTCAAGTAGTGACCCGAGGGCTTGGGCTCGATCCCGGCAGGCGGCGACGGAATCTTCACCGGCTCGACCACTGCCGGCAGCGTAGGCGTTGATCTGGTCGCGCAGGCCGTTGCGCTCAGTGCGAGCACGGTTGAGAGCAGCGACCACTTGATTCGCCGCAGCACGTTCCTTGAGCAAAGCATCTTGGGCCTCCTGAATCCGGGTGTTGAGCGCCTGCTCGAGCCGCCGGTAGGCGTCCGAAGCAGCCATAGCGGCGGCGTTGTGCTCGGAGATCGCGCGGTCCAGCACGGCCTGCACCTCGGCCCGGCCCTGCTTCAGATAGACGCTGCGCGCCTTGAACCAGATGCCGGTGCCTGCGATGCCCAGCCCGAGGATCAGCACGCCGCCCATGAGCAGTTGCGGGCCGCCAGGCACGAACTTGAGCAGCGCGGCGGGGATCATGCCAGCACCTGCAGGAAACGCTGGTACAGCGCCCGGCGTTCGTCGGCGCCAAGCATGGCCGGACCGTTGATGCGCCGTGTGATCACGTCGATCTGGCCGACGTCGGCCATCGCGTTGAGGTTGCCCACGGCCCAGTACCAGGCAGCCGTGAACGCCGCGTCGGGCGGCTCAGCCACCAAGTCGGGGTTGGCCTTGTAGTCCGTGCCCAGCCCGTCTCCGGCTGCCATGTAGTTGGCCCGGCCGGTGAGTTGGAACAGCCCGCGGCCGCGGAAGCGCCATCCGTCGCCGCTCGACCCGTCACCGTTGCCCAGCCGGTTGGCGTACACGCGGTTGGCCAGCTTCTCCGGCTGCCGCAGGTATTGCGCCGCGTCGGCCAAGCCGCTGAACCGGCCCTTGAAGACTTCCATCAGTCGCTCGGGCGTGCTGTAGGACAGGTTCTCCTGCAGCCGTGTGAACTCGTTGCTCTCGTGCGCGGCCTGGGCGAGAAACGCTGCGGCGCGCTTGGGGGTGTTGATGGCGAACGCCGTCATTGCGGCGTCGAGCGGCAGTTCGAACTGTCCGGCCACGTCGCGGTCGATGCCGCAGTCGACGAGTTGCTGCAAGGTGATCACTTCAGGGGCTCCTCGGGGACAGGGGGTTGGGGCCACTGCTGCCGGCCGCCCTTCCATGCGTCGATGGCCTGCAGCAGCACCATCGACCCTGACCAGGTGACGGCGTACAGCACGAGTTCTTCGAAGGTGATCTTGTCGTTGAGCGTGCGGCTGAAGACCACCCACGTGTGGCACATGCAGCAGATGAAGGCGGCCAGCCGCCCCCAGCTGAGTTTGTTCCGGTCGTCGCGCAGGAACTCGCTGGCGTCGAACTCCGGGCCCTTCTGGGCCTGGAACAGCACCCAGATGAAAAGGCCCGACATGAGGATCAGGCTCAGGAACGGGATCAGTCGGTCGAACGTGAAGGCGTTGAACAGCGCCCCGGCCGCAGCGATGTAGTCGGGGCCGCTCACGGTGGCGTTGCCCTTGAGAGTCTTGCCTCCGCGGCCAGCATGCGGCGCTCGTGATCAGCAAGCCTCAGATCGTGCTCGACGTCCTTGAGGTTGCGAGCACCGAGGTCCAGCGACATCTGCCGCACTTGCGTGCTCATCTCGTCGAGCACTTCCGCTTGGCGTTGCTGACCAAACCACAGGGTTACCGCCTGTCCTGCGATCACCGCGATCACGCACAGGAGCCCCCACAGGGGGATCTCACGATTGACCTTGATGGGTGGATCCCCGTCGCGAATGTGGGTCATGTCGTTCCCCTGTTGACTGGTCATCGTCGGCCTCTGTGAAAGTATCAAGGGACGCTACCTTAGCGCGCCTTAATTTTATCTGGTATCGGGCCAACAAAGGACTTGATCATCGTGGCAGATTTCTGCTGCCCGGTCACGGACTTCGGGTTCAGCACCTCGTCGAGCGCCTTGAGGATCGCTGACTCGGAGGGCATGCCGGCGAAGCTCTTGACGCGCTCCACCATCTCGTTCATCCACTGCCGCGCCTGCGCGCGCCAGCTGCCGCGGCCGGTGAAGCGCTCGTGCAGGATCCGCGCGCCGTTGACCGCCCAGTATTCGGTCGGGTTGACGAACTGGTAGTCCTCCTTCGTCAGCACGCCGTCAGCGAAGGCCTTCTTCACGGTCTGCAGCGCGTCGGCGTCACCGCCAGAGGCCTTGTCCATGGCCTCCATGGCCGCGCGGCGCTCCGGGGTGGCCTTGGCCATCAGGTCCTTCGTCGCACGCTCCCAGGCGCGGCGGATGCCCTGCTGCACCGGCTCGGGCATCAAGCGCTCGCTGTGGTGCAGGATCTCGTGGATCGCGGTCTGGGGGTTGGTCTGCCCCTTGAACAGCTTGACGATCTCGCTGGCCGAGTTGTAGCTGCCCTTGGCCTGGGCGTTGGCGGGCGTTTCCACTTCCACGCGTAGGCCGCGTGCCAAATTCGGGTTCTTGTCGAGGGCCCACAGCGCCAGCGCGCCGCCCTCCTTGTCAAGCGAGCCGTCGGCGATGCCGTCCTCGATCGCACGCCGCGATTGCCGGCGACCGCGCGCCGTCGGGGGCGGCGGGGGTGCCGCCTTCGCCTTGGCGCGCAGCTGGTTGTCGAGGAACGCTTCGTCGAGGTTCGGCAGCGCCAGGTCTAGCGCTTCTTCGCCTTTGCCCGGCGCTGCACGCTCAGGGCTATCGCCACCGCCTGCTTCTGCGGCTTTCCGGCCTTCATCTCCCGGCGCACGTTCTCGCTGACCGCCTTCTTGCTTGCCGACTTGATCAGGGGCATTTGCCTTCTCCTTGGGAGCGATCTTCTCAGCGCGCTCGAGCAGCGCCGCCTTGACCTCGGGATCGGGCTCGGCCTCGGCGGCTTTGCGGAGCTCGTCAGCTGCGGAGCGCTTCTTGGCCTCCGCGTCGCGCTTCTTCAGGATGGCGTCCTTGACCTTCGCCACCTCGGGGTGGTCGGGGATCTCCGGCGCGGGCTTCACGATTTCCGGCTTGATCTCGGTGGCCTCGCCGACCGGGATCTTTTCCGGCGGGGGCTCGCGCATCTCCGGCGCGGGCTTGACCTCCTGCGCGCGGATCTCGGTGGCCTCGCCGACCGGCACCGGCTCGGCGCGCTCGGCCGCTGCGGCCTGCTCGACGCGGGCCATGCCCTGCTGGCGGCGCGCTTCGATCGCGCCAGGCGTGCCCATGGCTGCGTTGGAGGCGTCGGTGGCCGCCACCTCAGCCGGGCCACCGGCCACCAGCGTGTCGGGCAGGTCCGGTCGGCCGGGCACGGCCGGGATCTGCTGCCCGGCGCGCTCGGTCAGCGCGGCGCGCGGGCCGGTGGTGGGCGGCGCTTCGCCGACGGCCGGAGTCAGGCCCTCGGCAGGCAGGGCTTCGACAGCGGCGGCCGGGGCGGCGCCAGGTGCGGTCTCCCAGTCCGGCGTCAGGTCGCCCAGCGGGCCGGGGCCGGCCGGGCGAGTGCCCTGCGGCACGTCTTCGAAGCCTTGGCCGAGCGTCGGCTCGGGTGGCGGGCCCTCGGGCCGCGGCGCGTTGCGCTTGGCCTGCGCCTCCACCAGCCGCTTCACGACGCGCGGGCCGATGAAGTTGTAGGCGGCCGACGGCAGCCACAGCGCGCCGACCTTGAACAACTTGGCGGCATCGCCCAGCACGCTGTAGACCGCAGCGCGTTCGGCCGTGTTCGATGAGACCTGCTCTTTCAGCAGGTCTTGGCCGACCCGGGCGTATTCGCCCATCTCGCCACCCTCGCCGCGCGCCATGCGCCGCTTGCCCTGCTTGGTGCTCGTGACCACGGCCTTGAGCGCCGACGGCGGGAAGTTGCCGTCCGGGTACTTCGCCAGCAGCGGCTCGAGAGTCTTGCTCACGGCGTAGCGCCGGCGCGCGTCGGTCAGCGCGGCCACGTCGGCCGGGTCGGCGATGTTGTTGGCCAGCGCGTCGTCGAGCCGGTGCACCAGGTCGTCGAGCGCGTTCCCCAGATCCGGTTTGGCGCCGCGGGTGTTGCGCGCCCGACTCTGCGCCTCGGTGCGCAGCTTGCGCAGCGTGTCGCCTGGCACCACACCGCCGTTCTCGGCCGCGATCTGCGCCAGGTCGTCGGCGAAGGTTTTGACCACCGCCTGCACGTCCGGCGTGTCGCGGCGGGCAACGGCGTTCAGGTCGCCGAAGTCGTCGACCGGCACCTCGTACTTCGACGAGATCTCACCGATGCGCTCGCCGGCCGCGTCCTGCAGTTCCTTGAACGTGGCGTCGTCGAGCACCGTGGCCGTGGTCTCGGGGTCCATCTGCTTGGCGAGTGCAGCACTGAACTTCTCGCGGCGGGCCTGCTTCAACTGCGCGCCACCAGCGCCCGGGACGCTCTCGGCCGTTTCGCCCAGCAGCTTCACGAACTTGTTGCCGCTCAGCTGGTGAGGGCTGATTGGAATGCCTGCTTCCACGGCTGTGGCCGCGCGCTTCATCGTGGACGGGTTGACGACTGGCGTCGCAGCCTCGAGTGCAGCGTCGGCCACCTTGCCCGCGCCGGCGCGCACCGCGCCACGTTGCGCGGCCAACGGCGCCGCCGTCGCGGGACCGGCCAGCGTACCGAAGACGCCCGCTGTGGGTGGCAGGACCTGCCCGACCTTCTCGAGCGGCTCCATGGCCGCCTCGGTGTACTCCTGGCCGGTCTGCGACATCGGTTTGCCGCTGGTGACGCCCACCATCTGCAGCGCGTCGCGCACGCCTTGGATGCCGCGCTGCGCACCCTCGGCGAAGCCCTTGTCGCCGCCCTGCTCGGTGTTGATGCCGAAGATGCCTGCCAGGCCGCCGACGGAGCCGCCCAGCAGTCGCGTCGCAACCTCGAGGCCAGCCTCGGCGGCGCCGACGGCGCGCGAGATGACCGGGTTCGCCGCGCGTCGCGTCGCTTCACGCTGCTCGACGATCTGGCGGGCCTTGGCCTCGGCGGCCACGCGCGCCGCGGCAGCGGGGTCCTGCGGCACTGCGGCGGCGCCGGTGAGAGGCTTGGCGGGCACTGCTGCGCCGTCCAGCTTGAAGCCGGGCGGCAGTTCGTCGACCGTGAAGCCTGCCGGCGGCTCGGCGGTGCTGGCGCGCTCCTGCCGGCTGATCTCGTCCTGGATGACGCGCCGGGCCTCGGGATCCTTCTCCCGCGCGAGTTCGGTCTTGGCCTGGCGGATGTTGGCCGGGCTGCGTTCGAACTCGTCACTGCGCGCCTGTTCGGCCGGCGACAGCTTGGCCAGCACGGCCAGTTTGTCTTCGGCGGGCGAACGCTTGACCGGCTTCTCGCTGTCGAGCGTGAAACCGGCCGGCAGATCGGTCACTGCATCGGCTGCCACGCGCCCCCCTTGAAGACCATCTTGGCCCCGTTCGGGCCGGTGGCGGTCTGACCTTCCTGGTACTTGGGCTTGGCCGCGCCAGCGCCGCTACCGGAAGACTGGTTGTCCTTCGTGAAGCCCTCGCGGATTTCCTTCTTGACGATGCCCGGGGCGCGGCCGGCAGCTTCCATTTCCTTCTTCAACTGGCCCATGATCGCGACGACCTGCTCGTGGCTGTCCGCCGTCGAGAGCATGGCGCGGGCGTGGTCCTTGTCGCTGACGGTCGGCGTGCCCACCGGGCTGATCGCGCGGGCGTACGCGTTGATGAACGAGTTCAGCGCGGCGCCAAACTCGCGGATCTCGGTGCCGCCGGTGTTGGTGTTGTAGGCGTTCAGGGCCTTGTTGATCGGCATGAACTGGGTGCGCGAGACGTTCTGCGACGTCTCGGTGACCAGGTCGGCCATCTCGTAGGCCTCGGACTTCGCCAGCCCGAAGTTGGCCTGGCGCGTGCCGAGCGCGCGCTGCGCCGCGTTCATGCCCATGAACTCGGACTGCTTGGCCGCGATCTCGGCGCCGGACAGCCCCTTGTTCCGCGCAGCCTCGGCGATGGCTTCGCGCAGCGCCACGACGTTCGCGGCACCTTGCGCGCCGCGGCCGAGGTTCTGCATGACTGCCTTGTCGCCGGACAGGTACTGATCCGCCATGGTCTGCAGCGTGCTGGGCGACAGCGTGGGCTCGGCGCCGCCGGCCGCGTTCTTGAGCGAGCGGGTTCCGAGCTCGGTGATCTTGGCTTCGATCAGGCGCTTGTCGGCATCGGTCTGCTGCTTCGGTGCACCCGGCAGCACGCCGCCGGTCTGCAGGCGCTTGGCGGCTTCGTCGAACGAGATGTTGTTCTCGGTGGCGTAGCGGCGCACGGCCTCGATCTTCTGCGTCGTGGCGTCCTTCGGCACGGGCTTCGTGCGCGCGGTCAGGTCGTCAAGGTACTTTTTGGCCTCGGGCCCGGCCTCCTGCGCGCCCTGCGCCAGCTTGTCGGAGATGCCGCCGGCGGCCGTGGCGAGCGTGCCCATCTGGCCCATGTAATCAAACGCGCGCTTCAGGTTGATCGGCACGATCGCGTCCTTGGCGTCCGTGGTGCCGTTGCGGGTCAGCGGGGCGTCGTAATACTTCTCGGTGCCGTCCTCACCCTGCACGTAGACGCGCACGATCGGGTAGACCTTGTCCGGGTGGTCGATACCGTCGGCGTCGCGCGCCGGCACGAGGTTCACGATCTCCTTGCGCGTGATCGTGCCGCCGTGCGGGCTTTCCTCGCCGATGCCGCGGCGCAGGTACGTCGGGCCCAGCAGGCCGTTCACGCCCTTGATCTGCAGGCCGAGGTTCCCGGTCTCG